TCAAAACACTTGCTCGATGTCGATACACGATTCTCTAAACTGGTTCGCTCATCCATCCGTATCTTACGCACAATCATCAATATGCTTTTACAGAAGCACCAAGAAGTCCACATCATCATGGCTGATGCTAACCATGACCCAGTATCACAGATATGGTTACGTGAGTGGTTCTCCGTCATGTATGAGAACGAGACAAGGGTGACTGTAGATACAAGTCCTAACCCATACAACGCATATGAGTTTGGCAAGACCGCATTGTTTTTCCATCATGGTCACAAGCGCAAGGTCACTAACGTATCTGAAGTTTTTGCCTCACAGTTCCGTGAGATGTTTGGGCGTACTAAATATGCCTACGCACACATGGGACACTTACACCACTTAGACGTTAAAGAGAACAGCTTGATGATTGTCGAGCAACATAGAACTCTCGCTGCTCCTGATGCATACTCAGCGCGCGGTGGATGGCTGTCAGGGCGTGACGCTAAAGTCATTACCTATCACAAACAATATGGGGAGGTATCGCGCCTGACAATTAACTCTGACATGCTTAAATAAAAAGAACCCCCAAGCAGTTTTACCTGATGGGGGCCGTGTTGCTTAAATAGGCTAGGACTTCACAGGGGGATAGGCCCTCTGTCCTGAATGCTTTCCTATACTGCATGATAGACCTCACGTACTTTCGCAGAGGTGAGGTGCATATTACAAGTATTATAACTTATTTATTCATTACGTACATTGTAACTTCAAAGCCAAAACGCATTTCTGTTGCTGTTGGTTTAGTCCACATAATGTTTCTCCTAGTTTACAAAATGTACGGGATGTACACTATGAGTATAGTTATACGCCTAAAAGTAAACTAATCCATACGGATAATCATTAAACTATTTTGATATGCCCATTATCAAACAACCAAGCAATGGTATCACGGTGCGCGTCTTCCCACTTCTCGCGCTTCTCTTCCTTGGTAGCTTTAGGGTCTGAGTCTACCCAAGTGTGGCACTTATGGCACAGATAAGCAACGCGATAGTCATGAGCTTTAATACCCATGCCTTTTCCGTCCCGTTGCTGATTGCTATGAGCTGCAACAATTGTACCATCCATACCGTTACAGCTTTGGCATGGAGCTTCAAGTGCAAGCTGTAAAATCTTCTTGTTACGATAGTTCAACTTCAGCTCCTTTTATTTGCTTGCCTATCCATGCCATCACAGGAACCGCCATTGACCGTCCTAATGCATTATATCGCTTGGCGATGCTAGCATTTCCTATATCCGTCCAGCCATCAGGAAAGCCCTGTAAGCGCTCTGTTTCAGTTGGGGTAAGCCTACGTACCTGATACTTGTTTGCAATCGCGTGTACGCCTGTAGCGTTAAGCGTGTAGCATGTTTCTTTACTGACCCCTTCCCCATTCCCCCCATTATGCACTTGACGGTCAATAATGTTCTCAGCAATAGCGTATGTGATAAGGTCTGTGGCTGACTTCCAGTCCCTAGCGCTTACTGTAGATGCTACCGTGTTGTCGCTGTACTGAGCTATGCCTTGCCTATCAAAGGTCTGTACAAACGGAACTTTGTTGCCCCCTGTACCCCATCCTGCCGTTATTGTGGGGCATACATCAACTTCTTTTATTCTGAAGTCTGACATATGTTGTTCGTAGACGATTGGCTTTCGCTTGAAATTTGGGTCAAAGCTGTCAGCAAAGATAATGGAATCTTCTTTCCTCGCTTCTTCATGCGGTCTAGCAACCTTTCGCATGTTGTCGGCTTCAAGAAGTATCGGCTTTCTACTTCTCCAGTCTCCAGTATCGAGGAGAGCAAAGACTCTACGCCTCCGCTGCGGTACTCCGAACCATTGCGCGTCCAACACAGCCCATTCGCACAATCCACTTGGTCCGCTAACAACACCCTCATTTCCCCAAACAAGTCCGTTGTCACGGAATTTTGTCCCAACCAATGTTTCAAGAACTGTTCCAAAATCTTTCCCTTCTTGGCTTACTAAAGCCCCATAGACGTTTTCCCACAGCATATAACGCGCGCCACAATGTTCTTGGGCTAACTTGAATATTCTTACACCCTCAAAAAATAAACGACTGCTGTGGTTGGTATCTTCCTTCACAGCGTTGAGTCCTAGTCGTTTACCTGCGAGGCTCATGTCCTGACATGGCGACCCAAACACCACAACATCAATCTTTCCTAGCTTTTTAATTGCTTCTACATCTATCTTAGTAACGTCACCAAGGTTAGGTACATCAGGAAAGTGATGCTTTAGAACTGAAGACTGGAACGGTAATATCTCTGCCACAGCTACGCATTCAAAACCCAAAGGCTCCCATGCTACCGATACAGCTTCAATTCCTGAGAATAAGCTAAGGTATCTCATTCGTCAGCCTCAATTACCCAGCCCTCAAACTCACCAAATTTAAAGAACAGTTTGCCGTCACGCTTGATTGGGCGTTGTACGCCTGATAGTGATAGCTCCTTAAAAACAATCTCTTCAGAAGTTACAAATTTTTGCTTGAAGTACATCGTCATGCGTTTAATGCATGTGGCAAAATAGCCTGAACTATCTGTTACTTTGTCTACAATGATGATGACACCACCCTTACGCATATTATGTTTAAGTGCGGTGATGACTCCTTCACGACGGTTTACAGGTACAAACATAAGCGTTAGAAACAAAACAGCTACGTCAAATTGTTCGTATTCGTAATCTTCTGCGTTTGTTTTAACCACTTTACCAATACCTGTAAATTTTCTTATAAGGGACTCATTCGGTTCAATAGATATTGCCTCAGCATTTCGTATTTCGATTAAATCAGCCATTGCATAAGTTATATTGCCTGTACTAGCGCCAATGTCGTATATCAATCCACCGTTGGTAGGCAAGTATTGTCTTGCCATAAAAACAACAGCCTCAGTAACTAAGTCATACCACGGCAATTGTTCATGTACGTGCCTATCAAAATCAAGGTTATCAAAAGTCCAATCTGCACTCATAGTGTCACCTTTCCTTCAATACGGTTATTTGCTTGCTCTGTGCGCCATATGTCAATACGTGCCTGAGCGCCAATCAAATCCCACCGTAGCTTCTCTTCAATTTCTACAGCCTCCTGTAATCCCTGTATCAACAAATGATAATCAGGATGTGAGTAGGCTTCAGCTTCTTGAGCGCCAATAGTCTTTTCAGAACTACGACGCATAAGAATAGACTTTAAAGTCTTGCGATACTCTTCCAAGTAAATACGCTCTGCTTTAGCTTTTGCAAACTTCTTAGCGTTGGCTAAGATATAATCTACTGCATCATTTGGGTCACGTTCATTCACTTTTTATCTCCTTAATAATAACAACACACTTTCCACCTTTGGTCACTTCTCTTCTTACAATCGTAATCAAATCTATCTGCTCATCATCATCGAACAGCCCTGCATTCATTAGTGCGTCGGTTGCTTGCTTTTCATAGTTTCCTATGTCACGCCTTCTTTTATCGGGAGGGAATATTCCTAAAAACAACGACAGCCTACCCTCAATCTTTTGTACATTGTTTTCAATCACTATCTCTTGCACGCGCTCCCTGAACTCTTTAGTTTTCTTACTTAAAAACTTCCTACCTGACCCATAGTGGTGACTATGGTTGGTCGATGGTGGGAACGGTATCACTAGTGTTATCATGGCTAAGTCTCATTAAAATTGCACGAGCAATATCGGAAGTGTACATGTCGGACTCAGGAATGCCATGACGCTCACGTTCCATGTCATGCGCTATCTTTGCACACGCTTCACGCTCTTTTAAAACGTATTCCATAGCCATACCCTCAAACGATTTTATAATGCCGTCAATCTGAGCGTTTACTTCATCATCAGTGTATAACTTTTGACCTGTGCCTCTAGCCAAGAACGATTTTTGAAAGTCTGTCATTTCTGCCACGGTATTCTCCTCTGTTAAAACTTTTTCGCCATTAATCCACTTATCGTAAATTACCTTTGCTTGCTTCATACCGAACCTATTACCTCATACACGTTACCAAACGGTTTGGTTCCCATTGCTTGATGTTGCTCTACGCAAGCTATCAAAGCCCTAATATCGTCCTGCATAACTTTAATAATTTTATGCTCTTCATCACTGGCAACAATGCTAGTTTTTTTATAGCGCTCTTTGATGTTGTTAAAATCTTTCAATTGCATTTTTAATTCCTTTGATAACATAGTTGTAATATTAAGTTAAACGATACTCTTGTTTTTTAACTCTTGCAAGCGATTTTTTACTTCATTGGAGGTAGGAATTTTCTTTGATGAGACACGCATCTTTTCACCATCCAAAGCAATGGCGCCCTTGTATACGCGCCCATCATTATTTGTAGCTACAAAAACTCCATCAAAGCCTTCGTCCGCCATTGCTTGAAGCCACTCACTGATAGTCAGCTCACGCTTAAGCTTATCTTCTGCGCGTGGGGAATCGTCCACATACTTTGTTAACACCATTTGGTTATCTCCTGTTCAGGATGCTGAATAAACTGTAAGCACTCTTCCCTGAACCATAACGGAATCATGCCTTCCCATTCACCTTCACGCTGTTTGTCGCACTTCACTACAACGTCAGGCTGTTCTTCGTTCTTGTCTTTGTTTGACCAAACGATTAAAGAGTTGTGGATGTTGTCTGAGATAGCGCCTGAGCCTTTGGCATCGTAGCGCCCACTGACCTCACCCTCTTTGCCCTTCTTGGTATGGTGGACCAAGTGGATATGGATGTTCAACTGAATCGCCAAGTCACACAGCTTGGTCACAAAATCTTTCTGTGCGTTATAGTTGTCTTCACCTGCAATCACGCGCATTAACGAGTCAATTACAAAGTGCTTGCACTTCATGTGTTCGGCTGCGTACATAATCACGCCATACAATCTCTCGGCTGACAGTGAGCCTTGGTGGTCATACAGCCATAGGTTTTTATCAGTCCAAAACATGAATCGCTCCATGTCATCCATGTCAGGCTTGTTAACGCCACAGGCTTGCTTCATCATCCGCATGAGCGTGCTTGAAGGCTTCATCTCAAACGACGCGATACAGACAGGCTCATCCATCTTAATGAACTGTAATGATGCATAGCCTAGCACCATTGACTTCTTGTGACCGTTATACCCTGACCACATGGTTACCTCACCCATACGGAAGCGGAACTGCTCACTCGTCTTGCTCCACGGCATAGGGGTGCCGATAATCTTATCTTCGCCATTGATACGTTCAAAGATTTCTTCCATGAAGTCTACTGGGCGCTTGATGTTGTCTGCGTCTTCCTGATGGGTCTCGTAGTATTTCTTGAAGTCCACGTTAGGAATCATCATAGCGTCAATCTTTTCAGCTATCTTGTCATAGTTGGACATCACTGGCCTCCATCATGGTATTGATACGTTCCATAGCCAACATGACGCGCTGATGATTCTCATCACTAATTGGTTTTTTGTTTTTAATGTCTATGGCACATAAAGTAACCACCATAGCCTCAACTTTGAGTATTCTTAATGCGTCTGACGCATAAATTGTAGGCTTGCTACCACTTGACCTATGGTAGATAGGTTTGTCAGGCATGATGTCAGAAAAGTCTAGCCCAACTGCGCCTAAGATGTCTTCCGTCTCGCATCCACTCCAACACTTAATTAAAATCTTTCCACTCTTAATGTCAATCTTCAAGCTTGGAGATTTATCATCGTGAGCTGGGCAACAAGCCACCCATGAATCACGCCCTCTTGACTTTACCTTCTGTAGCTTACCAAGTAAGCCATTCACCTTATCAATCACAATACTTTCCCTTCGCGTTTAGCTTTTGCAAACCAGTCTTCCTCTTTTGGTTTAGCAATCTCCTTGACTTCATCCCATGCTGAACTGAATCCAGCCCAACTCTTTTCACAGCACAACCTCAAAGTTTCCTCTAAGGTCAATCCAACTTTCTTACCTTCGCTTTCAATCTTATCTAATGCAAGTTTAGTTAAAGGCAACTTTTTTGCCTTACGAATCGCCAAATAATCTTTAGCCACTTGAGGGTCAATGTTAGCCAAAAGATTCTCTTTTTGGCGTGGTGATTTCTTCTCTCCCTCTGTCTCTGTCTCTGTCTCTGGTGCATCATGCTGATATCCATCTGATATCACGTTGATGTCATCTTGTAACATCCAATGAGAAAGCTTGTTAAGTGATTGATTTAACTTTGTTTCAGTAGTACGCAATCTAAATGCTGTGTTTTTTATAGACGGAAGGTTACCTTCCATGTCTTTATCTTCACTAGCGACTAACCAAAGCATAATTAATGTCTTTGCATCTTCACCTGAAAGTTCATGCCACTCAGGGTCATCAAGTAAATATCGATATAGTTTTATCCAAGGTGGTGTCCTATCCTTGAAATGTTGAAACTCCGACCAGTTTTTGATTTTCATTTGTTTTGTCCAAAAAAAAGCCTTAGGAACTACTCTCATCTTTCGATGTTGGCGGACTGGGTTAGCACCAGCAGAGTAGCTTCTAAGGCTTGCTAACTAATCATCACCGCCAAGTGATATGTGAACTTTAAATCAACTTAAAATTATTTGCAACTACTTTTGCACAAATCAATTAAATCTTCTATCCACCACCATACAACGGCAACTGGCACCCATGCTGGACTAGTAAAAAGAATTAACCAAAGTTTAGTACGTGTTTTCATTTTTTTCTTTCTTAAAGTCACTAGGTCTAAGCACTGATTTATGTGCATCTTGTTTCATCATATTCAAAACTATAAGAACATCACCAAAAGATTCGCCACCGACAGTAGCGTCACAGTAACCCATAAGTGTGCCATCACGATTATAATAGACCTCTTTGATTTCATAAAACTTACTTTTTTCTTCATTCTCAAGCACCTCTTCAAACTCCATAACTCTATAATTCCAGCTCATGCGTCCTCCTCATCACCAAAGTCTACCGCACGAGGCTTATATGCATTTAATGCATAATGCTCTTTTACCAACTTTTCGTATGTATCCCAAGCCTTGTTGAATCGCATATCATACACGTGCTTGATACCTAATACTCGGTTACACAAATCATCATCATGCTCGTACTCTTGTGCTAGTAAGTCTAGGTCTTGTGATACTTCCCAACAACGTAATACTTCTTGCTCTAGGTCTTGTATGTTACTCATGTTGTTGGTTTCTCCATTAACTCCAAAATTGATACTGTTTCTGTTTTTTCACTTACAGGTTCGCCCCAATCACATACATCTATAACCTTTAGAGCCTCTTGAGAATCTTTAGCATGCACCAATACTTCCCATTCCCATGTTTGCTTCATTGTTACTTTATAGTATGCCATCTTTTTTTCCTTTGGTTTACATAAACAGTCCAAATACAGACCTTTGGTGTACATTTGCAATCCGTTTACGTATTCATAAAAGCTACAATTGTAGCCACAAACGCTACATCTACGGTTAGTAGCCACAATTCTAACTATTTCACTTACCTATTCACTTACCTATTCATCCTTACAAGTTTTCATTCAGACTTACAAATTGTACCGATTGAATGAAAATTACTGCTCGGTAACATAACCCTCCCAGTTGACTACATTTTGTAGCAATGTTACTTATCGGTAACATAACCCATAGTAATGTGTAAATTGTTACTCATAGCGCACATAACTACTTATAAACTAATACTTACACCCTACAAGGTATGTTTTATAGCTACACCCTATGGGGTATGGCTTCTTCGGCTAGGCACTCCCAACCCTTACGACTTAAGCCATTGCCGACACACTATGTGTTCTTTTCCAAAGAATTTACTGTAGGATAAAGCGGACTAGGATTTAATGCGCCTTCCGCTTGCCTTTCTGCTGGAGACTTTTGGGTATTCTTATCCTTTAGCTTGGCATTAATAGCATACGCAAATGCGTGTAAATCATTGGTTGCATTATCTGCTTGTATGATTTCATGTTTAGTTAATCCTTGCCATTCTTTTGCTTGTGGTGATGTGTAGAATTTTGTATGATTTGGCAAATCAACTATTTTACGCATATCAAACACAACTTCAAAAGTTTCACCATTGCCAATGTGGACAAGCTCCGCTATTGGCTTTTGCTTACTTGCTTCTATCGGTTGAACTGACAAGGATTCCTTGTTAGTTGCTAGTGCTTCTTTACAGGCTTGATATGCCTCGTCAGCAAATGCACTATTCATTTTATTGCCATACATATCAAAAACTTCAATTGCCATCTTTAATGCTTCGTCTTTAGTCATTCTCTACCTCTACCGTAAAGAAAATACCCTCTGAGTTAACTGCAATGTTCGTCACCTTACGCCCATTAATCTCATAGCCAATGTCAATAAACGGGCCACCACTAGGGTCTACATAGCCTAGGTTGTTTTGGTCAACCCCCTCTACACCCTCACGCCCTCCATACCGCCAATAATCTAAGTCGCCAGCGATGGTGTACTCGTTGTCACCTGTCTTTACAAAGCTGTACTCGTTGCCGTATCTATTCTTCATCATCCACCTCTAGTTTAATTTTGCCCATTTATGTTGTTTCATTTTTATCTCCGAAACACACCATATGTAATATGAGTTTCTTTGCCGTTATGTGTGCCAATGTTAACCTCGCACATTTTTGGATAGTATGCCTCAACAACACTCACCATAAGGCAAGCCACCAAAAACCCCATCATGAACCCAATGAACCCATCAACTAAACAATTTCTATTCATGATATTGATACTCCTATCACTAGGAAAATAAACATCCACAATAAAATTGCAAGCACCAGCCCCACCTCTATAAATTTATTCATCATCATCTTTTCCTGTGTAGTGATTTAGCAACACACGACAAGCATCAATGTTATCTTGGTTGGATTTAATGTCTTCTTCGTTACGCGAAGTTAATAAATACTCTTTGCTGTCTTTAAGCTGACGCTTGAGCAGGGTAACAAAAACACCATCCATTACATCATGCAATATGTTGCTGTCTTCCATCTCAAATTCAATC